GGTCAAGCTGCACCTGATATTGTCTGGAAGAGAATTTACCGACAATTTTTATGTTCCCTTGATATGATTCCAGCCCGGAAAATTGTTTTATGCTGGTTAGCTCTTCCGGATATTGAACCTGCATTCTTTCTCTTTGTAACGGTAGCCCCGCCGCCTCGCTGAACGCCTTGTATTCCTGATTCAGTCTCCGGATACGGGTAGTCACCGCCTGGTAGTTCTCCGTCAGTCCTGCGGCCTTGTATGCGGTCTGTTCTCGCTTCAGCTTGCGGATAGTTCGCTCGACCTTCCGCTGTTTCTGTGTGGCCTCATAAGCTGTGTAGTGCTTTCCCTCAAAATCCACGTCGTGCCCATCGTCTATGTGAGCAAGTTCTTCGTCGGTATATGTTCGCTCCATCACACCATCCACAAAGGCAGTCCTGATATGTCGGCAGTTTGCACCCTCCA